AGGAAAGGTATTAATAATAGCCCCGAAAAAAGTCGCAGAGGCTACCTGGACAGACGAGATAGCAAAATGGGATCATTTATCCTTACTAAAAACATCTCTTGTTTTAGGGGGTCTACAGAAGCGTATAAAGGCACTTGCAAAAACAGCTGATATTTATGTTATAAATCGTGAGAATGTAACCTGGTTAGTTGATTATTATAAAAATGCATGGCCATTTGATATGGTGGTACTTGATGAGTGGTCTAGTTTTAAAAATCATCAATCAAAAAGATTCAAAAGTTTGAAAGTTATTAGGAATAAAATAAACAGAATAGTTGGGCTTACTGGAACACCAGCCCCAAATGGACTAATAGATTTATGGGCTCAATTATATTTACTGGACCAGGGAGAGAGATTAGAAAAGACTATAGGAAAATTTAGAGAAAGATATTTTGAACCAGGGCAAAGAAATAGAACAGTAATTTTTAATTATGATGCCAAAGAAGGATCCAATGAAGCTATCCATGAAAAAATATCTGACATCTGTATATCTATGAAAGCAGAAGATTACCTAGAACTCCCTGACATAATCTATGAACAAGTACCAATAGTTTTAGATAGCAAGGCTAAGAAGTCTTATGATGAGCTTGAGAAAAAAGCCATACTTGAGCTTGAAGACACTGAAATTACAGTCGCAAATGCAGCAGCATTATCTAACAAGTTGTTACAATTAGCAAATGGAGCGATCTATGATGAAAACAGAAAAGTCTTTGAAGTCCATGACTGTAAGATTGAAAGATTTTTAGAGCTGATAGAACAGTTAAATGGGAAACCTGCACTAGTATTCTATAATTTCCAGCATGACAAGGACAGAATAGTTGAAGCTTTAAAAAACTCTAAATTAAGAATAAGACTTTTGAAAACTCCACAAGACCAATTAGATTGGAATAAGGGAGAAATTGATATCTTACTAGCCCACCCAGCAAGTGCAGCTTATGGTCTTAACTTGCAAGCTGGAGGTAATCACGTAATTTGGTTTGGGCTTAATTGGAGCTTGGAATTATATCAACAAGCTAACAAAAGACTACACAGACAAGGGCAGACAGAAAAGGTAATAATCCATCATTTGGTTTGTAAAGAGACTAGAGATGAAGATGTAATGGAAGCTTTACAAAATAAAGGAGATGTACAAGATGCACTTGTTGAGAGTTTGAAAGTTAGAATTATGAAAGTCAAGGAAGCTGAAAAGAAAAACAAGGAGTAGATATGAGAAAGTTTGGATGTATATATTTCTATGTTTCTGGTGGAAGTATAGAGAAAACACAAGACTATGGAAATGATTTAGACAATGAGAGATATGATTTAGGTAATTATTTTTTATTTTCTGATGAAGCTAAGGAAGTTTTAGAATCTAAGGAGTATAAAGATTTTTGGGAAAAAGTGAGAAATGGAGAGATTGGAAATGATTAAACTAATAAAAAATAGTGAATTAAAGAAAACTATAACATATCAATTTTATGGGATTAGATGCAATTGTTGTAATAGTACTAATAATGTAAATGTACTAGAAATTAGAGCAGAAAACTCTAGTGGAGGTACATTAATTGATATATGTGATAAGTGTCTAATTGAATTAAAAGAACAAATAGAGAAACTTGGAGGAGATGAATAATGACACAAGAAATAATCAAAATAGTAGGGATAGAAGTGCAAATGCCATATCATAATGAAGTATATATAGTTGGTGAGAAACCTGAAGGGCATGGATCTATGATAGTAAAAAATGCAGGTATTGTTAAAGAGATAAGATTGGCAGATGATGATGATTCAATTCAAGAAAGAGATGTCATTTATATAAAAATGGAAAAAAATGGAATAATATTAGAATTATCCACAAGTCAACCAGGTTTAAGAATAATTTGGAGTGATGAAAATGTGGATATGTAAAAAATGTGGAGAAAAAATTCAAGGACATTATATTGGATATGTTGACATAGATAAAAAAGGATGTGCAATAGACGGAACACAAGAGGAAGAGGAGCTTATAAGATACACTTGTGCTTGTTGTAGAATTATAAAATTTGGAGAACTTAAAAAGCTTGAAAAGGTAGCTGATTGGGTGGAGGATGAAGATGTGGAGATGTAAATTTTGTGGATGTACAAAATTTGAAATAGAAAGAAAAATCATTGATAGAAATTTTGAAAGTAAAAAAAATACATTAAATATTACTGACATTAAGGGAAGTGTAAGGTGCTGTAATTGTTATAATTGGGGTAAATATATAGAAGATATAGCTGAATGGGAGGAAAGAAAATGAGAGAGATTAAATTTAGAGCTTGGGTAAAAGATAGAAAAGCAATATTTGAAGTTATTTTAATTGATTATGTAAGTAAAAAGGTAACTTATATAGTTGAAAGAACTGGACATTTGTTAAATATAAGACATGATAAATTTAATGATATTGAACTTATGCAATATACAGGGTTAAAAGATAAAAATAATAAAGAAATTTATGATGGCGATATTATATTTTTGCATGGCAGCAAATATAAAGTTATTTTCAAAACTGAAGGAGCAAGATTTGTTTTAAGAAATAATGAATTTGAATTGGAAATCACTTTTATTAACAACAATAATAAAAGAATGGAAGTATTAGGGAATGTTTACGAAAATCCCGAATTGATGGAGGATGAGTAAATGAATATAGATTTAAATAAACTGAAAAACTATAAATCAATAGCTTATGCAAACGAAGCAGCACAGCTAGGAAAAGTTAAAGAAGAGTACAAAGAGTTATTGGCAGAAGTTAGAGAAACTAGTACTTTTACAACAATTAAAAACATGGATAATTTTAAAGCTGAAGCTTTGGATCTCATAACTGCTACTGTGAATCTGTTGCTGCTTAGTGGATTAAGTGAGCAAGATTTTGAGAAGCATATTAAGAAATTAGAAAGCTATAAGAATGGGAAGTATAAGAAACAAGATAACCAAATTAAAGGTTATACTTCAAAAGATTTAGATGACGCTTTAGCACATTGTAAAGAAAAAACTAAAGAATTATGTGGAGATTGCAAAATACAACATGAAAAATTAACTGCAATGTTGGAAGATTTAAAAAGAAGAGATAAGGAGGAATAATATGCTGCACAGATATCAAATAGATTTGAAAGTAAAAGAAGGAAATACAGAAAAAACAATTAAAAAATCTATTTTTAGAAAAAAGGAACTAACAGATGTTGAACTAGAAGAAGCACAGTTAGAGTTTATAAGAACTACAAAAGCAATATACAAAGAAAAAGGTATAGATTTAGAAGTTTTGGAATGGGGAATTCAAAAATTTGAGTTAGTTAGAGCAAAATAAAGGAGTGATGTAAGATGAAAAAAATATTAATGGTATTATGTTTGGTTGTATTATTTACAGGTTGCGAAGAAATGGGAACTAGTAGAGATATTTATTCAACAGTAAGATTAGGAAGTAAATTGGCAGAAAACCAACCAACCCCAAATGACATTGATTATAGTTTAGAAAGATATAATTTAATTCGTAGAACTTATTGGGTAAATGGTCAAAGAGAAAAAGCAGTTAATTTACCGTGTCCTGTCGTAAAACCATTTGGGTATATAGTTTTATTTACTGAAAATGGAGGAATAGTAGGTTCATTCACAGTAGATGGGAAAGTATCTAGCTTAAATAGTTTTTTAACTCCAGATAGCGAATATTACTCAAGTGGTACTTATAATGATTGGTTGCCTGATGTAGACGGAAGTTATGGAGAAAATGATAATATGGGTATATTCTTTTTCACAAATGATGGAAAGTATATAGAGTGGACAGGAACATATCTATATAGCGATATACCAATGAAAGTTGAAAATCCAATTGTTAAATATGAAATTGGAGGGAATAAATGAAGATAATAAGAGATTTGATAACAGGAATAGTAGGAATGGCAGTATTAATTTTGATGGTATATGGATTTAGTTTTCTCACTGAAAAAGTTGATTATAAATATCAAAAAGCTATAGATAACATAAGTTATGATAGATTAAAAAAAGTTGAAGACACTGCTAGGGCAATGATTGCAACATATAAATCAGATAAATTAACTTATGAAGCTTATAAAAGTACAGATGTAGAACTTGCAACACAAGCTAAAATAAGAGCAAATAGAACAGCTGTTGCTTACAATGAATATATTTTAAAAAATAGTTTTCAATGGAAAGGGAATATCCCTAGTGACATTTATAATCAATTAGAGATAATAGAATGAGGTGAATTGATGGCAACACAGGAGCAAAAGATAATATTTAAAGCAATAGAGACTGTATTAATTAGTTACGCTAAATACAAAAATAGAATTAAAAAAAATCTTGAATATCTCAATAATCCAGTTCTTTTAAAAAGTTATACATTGGACAAAATTTCTGGGAGTGGATTCACAGAAGTTAAATCAGATTACGAGAGAATAGAGGAGTTCAAAGCTAGAATTTCAAAGGATATTAGCGATTGTGAAGAAGTATTATTCAGAATAGATTCAGCTTTAGAAATGGTAAAAAATAATGAAGACTATGATTTAATACAAGTTGGATTTTTAGATAATCATTTTAAAGGTGATAAAGTTAAATATGAAATTATAGCTGATAAAATGAACTTAGCTACAAAGACAGTTTATAAAAAAAGAGATAGAATATTCCCAGTTTTGGAGTTTCATTTTAGAGTCAAAAATTTAATACAAGTAAAAAATCGGTAAAAAATTGGTAAAAAAACGGGGATGGAAAGGTTAGAAAAAATGTGTTAGTATGGTAGCATGTAGAAATTGAGATTACCAGGATCCATATAATCCTTTCTTAATTTTTGGCAGTAGTTTAGAGGCTCTACTCTAAAAAAGCCTCTGACAAATATTGGAGATTAGCTCAGTTAGTTAGAGCGTTTGCCTGTTAAGCAAAATGTTATTGGTGCAAGTCCAATATCTCCAGCCATAATAACATCAATACTCTCACGAAGCTTAAATGCTTACGATACGTCGTCTGTGGGAGTTTTTTTATTGATTAGTCCACTTTCAGCATTATATCGGTTATAAACAAAAATGCGAGTCAAAGTGCACAAAGGTAGTTATTGCTACCTTCGACTGGAGAGTTACATTAATTGGTAAATGAGCAGTCTGCTAAGCTGTTGTCCTGATGGACTTACAGGTTCGAGTCCTGTACTCTCCGCCAAATTTAGAACATATCGAAAGAATAAAAAATTAGGTTCTTTTGGATACATTAAAAGGGCTGCGGGTCTTGCGAATCCCGAGCTTCATCTGAGTATGAAGAAAAAATTTATTTATTTCCGTTCCGAAAGGGGTTAAAAATGAACATAAAAGATAATTTAGTTAGTAGTCCTGAACTTGCGGAAATATTTGGAGTTACAGATAGATATATCCGTATGCTTGCAAAGGATGAAGTTGTTAAGAAAAGCGGAACTAGAGGAAAATATTTGTTGATTGAAAGTATTAAAGGTTTTATAGAATTTTTAAGAGAATCTAGTTCAGCAGATGTGGATTTAAAAGAAGCTAAGTTAAAAAAAGAAACTGAAAAAATAGCTAAGGATATTGAATTAAAAACAATAAAAATATCTGAACTTAAAAATGAATTGCATTCGGCAGAAATTGTTAAAAAAGTTATGACAGTTATGCTCACAAATTTAAAGGGTAAATTATTAGCCGTACCTAATAAAATCGCACCTTTGGTTGTGGGTTGTGATAATCTTGGAGATATCCAGGATATAGTTTTGAGTTCTATAGAAGATGTTTTGTTAGAATTAAGTGATTATAGTCCAGAATTGTTTAAAAATAAAAATATAATCTTGGAAGATGAAGAAGAGGTGGAAGATGAAAAAAGCAAAGGAAAAGGATCTAGTAGAAAATCCAAGTCTAAGAAAAACAATTAATCTATTTGCTGACATATTTCAAACATTGAAGCCTCCTCCAAAGTTGACCATAGACACTTGGGCTGATTCATATAGAATTTTAAGTTCTAAGACATCTGCTGAACCAGGGAGATGGAAAACCGACAGAGTACCATTTCAAAGGGAAGTTATGAAAGCGATTTCAGATAAAAAAACATCTAAAATTGTGATGATGTATGGAGCTCAGTTATCTAAGACTGAAATTTTATTGAATGTTTTTGGATACTATGCTGACTATGACCCTGCTCCTATCATGTATCTTTTGCCGACCAAAGATTTAGCAGAAGACTTTTCTAGTACAAGGCTAGATGACATGATACAGAGTACACCGCAACTTAAAAATAAAATACTGAACAAAGTTGATGGAAGAGATACTAAACTACAAAAAGAATTTGTAGGTGGATATATTACATTAGTTGGAAGTAATTCGGCTGCAGAACTATCAAGCAGACCATTGAGAATACTACTTGCTGATGAGGTAGATAGATTCAAAAGTGATGTTGGAGGAGAAGGAGATCCTTTAAATCTAGCAATAGAAAGAACTAAAACTTTCTGGAATAAGAAAATCGTTATAACTAGCACACCAACCATTAAGGGAGACTCAAGAGTTGAGAAAGAATATGAAAATTCAACGAAAGAAGAGTTTTATATTCCATGTCCAAAATGTGGCTCTTTCCAAAAATTGGAGTGGAGAAATATAATATTTGAACCAGTTGGGCATAAATGTTCTGATTGCTTTGAAATATCATCTGAGCATGAGTGGAAAAGAAATATGATACACGGAATATGGCAACCACAGGAAGAAGTGGACGATTGGAGTGTAAGAGGTTTTCATATTTCAGAATTATATAGTCCTTTTTCTACCTGGTCCGAAATTATAAAAAAGTTTAAAGCTGCAAAAGGTAATATGCAAATGATGAAGGTATTTACGAATACCTGCCTTGGTCAAACATGGGAAGAAAAAGTGGAAAAGATAGATTTTTTAGATGTTTCTAAGAGAAAAGAAGAGTATACAGCAGAAATTCCTGACCAAGTTCAAGTTTTAACCGCTGGAGTCGATGTTCAAGACGATAGATTAGAAATTGAAGTTGTTGGCTGGGGACTTGGAGAAGAGTCTTGGGGTATTTACTATAAGCAATTTATAGGCTCTCCTGGTCAAAATGATGTATGGGAGCAATTAGATAGATTCCTAGAGACAGAATTTTCATATGCTAATGGTGAGAAAATAAGAATCCTTTGTACTTGTATAGACACTGGAGGACATTATACTCAAGAAGCTTATCAATATATCAAGCCTAGAGAATTTAGACGGGTATTTGGGATAAAAGGAAAAGGTGGAGATGGAGTTGCTTTTGTATCTAAGCCATCTAGGACTAATAGAATGCAAATATCACTCTTTACTTTAGGGGTTAACACTGGTAAAGAAACGATACTTGCTAGACTAAAAATTGAAGAACCAGGATCCATGTATATGCATTTTCCAAGCAATGTAGATAGGGGTTATGATGAAGCATATTTCAAAGGTTTAACATCTGAAGTTAAGACTACTGTCTGGGAAAAAGGTGTTAAAAAAACTATTTGGAAAGTGATAGGAACTAAGAGAAATGAACCTTTGGATTTAAGGAACTATGCTTATGCTGCTTTAAAAATAGCAAATCCTAACTTAAGTAAAAAATATACGGTTGAAGCTACAAAAAAGGCTACAAAAGTATCAAAAAGAAGAGTTTTATCGAAAGGAGTGAGCTTATAA